AAATTTGTCATTGCTGTGTCTCCCAGCCGTCTCCCTTGTTAAACGCCCCGGCGGCGGGGGGAGACTTCCCACCGCCGGAGCTACCGCATCAGAACAGGTTGCTGCCACTCGGCTGTGCTGCCGGAGGTTGCTGCGTCGCCATTGGCGTCGCCTGTATCGGTGCGGGTTCTTGTGGCGCGGCGTCGCCATCCAACATCGCCGGCCTGTCGACCCACTCAGTGATCGACCACTGGGGAACCTTGAAGCGTAACTCACCCTGCGGCGAGTTGATCTTGATCGTCTCGGCTGCGTGGACCGTGACTACCGGAACCTTGCCCGGATTTGCCGCAGCCTGCGCCTCATACTGGTTATGCAAATCATCCATCGCACGCAGTACAGTCTTAGCCGAATGTGAAAATTCGCGAAGGCCAAGCTCACGCGACGCGATCCGCACTCGGAAGGCTTGCTTGTGATCTTCTGACGGCTTGGCGGGCATCTGCCCGTCAGTGGCTTTGACCATCTGAAAGTCAGGCGCGCCTGATGCGAATGAGAGCCATCCAACTTCGATTTCTCCCAAATCCATTGCGAACGATATGGGAAGTGCCAATTCCTTCTCATCCTTAACCCACACTCCGTCCGCACCTTGTGTGCGGTCCTGTTGGATGAAGTCGCCTGCCTTTGCGTCCCACTTGACGATTGGCAGAATGTCACCGCTCGATGCGGTTGTCGTGTTAAATCCTAACGCCATAGCTCTATAACTCCTTAACGCTAACGTCAGTTGATGTTTGGCTGATTATGTCCAGCCGCTCGATTGGGTAGTAGGCGCAGACATCCTGATCCTGCGGATCGTTTCTGTCTGACCGACCACCCGGTCCTACCGAGAAGTCCGACGCGAAATTCAGTCGCGCCAGCCCGTCACGGTAAAGCAAAATTAAATAGCAAGGCAAGTCTGTAACGTCTGTAAGCATCCGAGCGTGTATCACCTTCGACAAACTGATCATGACCGTCGGATATGTTCTCATGTCGCAGCGCCGCGCCTTCACCTCGGCGAACCCGATGGGCTGACCACCCTTTCGCAGAAGCCAGTCGAGCCGGTACTGGACCGGCAGCTTGTACACCTCGACGCCGATGTTCTCCAGCGCGTCGGCGACCAGCCGCTCGTTTTGCAGGTCGTGCTGGCTCTCGTATTTAGGCATCAACCCGCACAAGCTCCATACCGTAATTATTTATGCCTTTTGGCACAACGATGTCGCTGCGGCGCTTCAGCTTGTTCTTTTTAAACGGGCGGTAATCGACATGATGGTGCCAGCGATTGAACCGCCAGACAACCTCTGCAACGTCTGGGTGCAGGTCTGCCAGCATCTGCGACTTAGCCTTTGTACCCTCAAGTTCATAAAACTCGTCGGTGTTCCCGCCACGCATCCTCTGCGTCGTGACCTTGCCTTGCAGAAATGCGTTAAACTGAATTGTGCATAGCCCATCTTTAAGAATGCGTAGGCTCAGATCAGTGTCTTCGTTGTACCGGCCGCGCCACCTATATGGCGCGTCGTTCTGGATAAGGAGACAGGAATAAATGCGGGTATTTGTTATGAACGCTGGCACTTTGTCCGCCGCCTTGACGAAGCTGTAGTAATTAGGCCCAGCAAGCGGCACGTTCTCGTAGCGATCAACAAAGTCCTCCATAGCAGCGAACACGGCTGGCGTGTCGGCCTCGCGCTTGATGTTTCGGTTGAGCCTATGGAATGCGTCAAGATTGTCGTCCATCACCCAATGTCGTTTATTGCCGGTCTTGATGGCGTGGTCCCACGCAAAGTTGCGAGCGGCGCCGGGGCCCTTGCTCTTGCTGTCGCCTAGCGCGTCGCATGTGTCGTACTCGTCGAGGTATCGCTGCGGCAGCACAAGGCAACGCTCTCGGCCTATCTCCGCCTGATACTCGAAAAGTTGATCCTGCTCAACAATCATCTTGTACGGCACGCCCATCAGGTCAAGCGCGCGGCTCGTCAGGCGGCTCTTCCACCTACCCTTACTTACGATGTAAACCGGATATCTAGGTAACATTGCGCCACCTCAGAAGTTGCTTGTTCGTCTTGACGAGTGCCGGATGCCAGATGCTCTTCGTGCGCGGAGTAAGTTTTTGGCCTATCCGTTCAGCAAAATCTTCAAGGTCCTCTTTTGTGCGAAAGCGCACGCGGAGCATAGCGAAAGGCTCGTCTTTTTCCTGCACAAATTCGGGCATTCCTGTCCACTCTTTTTGCCATTCAAGTTCAAATAATTCATCCATCGCTCAACAACTCCCTAATCAACATCATCGCGGTGCGCGTGTCCATCTCGACGGCATAGCTCCAATCCAGCGCGCTGGTGTCACGACAGCCCTTGTAGTCAACCGGCAGGCCAGCACGCACCACTGCCTCTGCCGGCATACGCCACTTCCACTGCTGGTGGTTGTACTTGTAGACGAGCAGCGGCAGCTTCTGGCACGCGGTTGCAGCGGCACATGCCTGATCCCACCACGCGGGCTGCGCCGCGCACCCGGCCTTGTACCTTTTCACCTCAATACAAAACGGGAAGTCAGGATCGTCGCAGATCAGGTCGCCGTGTTCAGCCGCGCGGTACTGCTCAAGGTCGCGCTTGAACGCGATCCCAAGCTCGTCCAGCAGCAGCTTGGCAATCTCGCGCTCTGCGGCTGCGCCCTTAGCCCTGCCGTTGGTCACGCTCTGCCCGCCGTGCTTCGATTGCGTCGCTGATCAACTCATCCGCCAGCGCGGAAAGGCTCCGCTGCGGCGATATTTCGAGTTCCTCGCGCAACATTTTTTTGGTCGATGCGCGCAGTCTCAATAATTGTTGTTCGATATCAGACACTTGACCCTCTCAGAAAAATAATCACTAAAATGCTTGTAGCAACTTGATATTATCTGTACAAGATATACATAAGGTAAACACATCGAAGGGAGACACACGATGGCCTACGTTACTGAATTCGTTATCGAGGAAACTACTTTCCACACCATCGACGGCGTCGAGACAGAGACCAGCCGCAACATTCGTGACAGCCGCTCGTTTGACGATCTTACCGAGGCTCAGGCATATGCCCTTTGCACGCAAGATCGCTTCAACAAATACGCCTTCCAGAATGGCGGCGGCGTTCGTTCGGAATGCAAGGTTGTTCCGGTCAAGCTCGGCTTTGCCAACAACGCCCTTTACTCTGACGTTGAGCCGTTTGAGATCGTCCGCGTCGTCAGCGACAAGACAATCGATGTCCGCGCTATGGACGCTGAGATGGCAGACGATTGGCGGCCAGAGATGGTGAGCGGCGGCTTCAGCTTCCACTGCACCAACAACGCTGACCAGCGTAAAGCGTGGGCCATCACCTCAAACGACGCCAACCCTGTTGTCCGTATCCGTAAGCAGAAAAACGGGACTTGGTACAACAAGAGCAACGGCCGCTTCTTCTTGGCCGAGCAGCCAGCCAAGAAATACGACTTCAACTTCTAATCAACCGGCGGGGCTTCGGCCCCGCCCCCACCAGCCACCAAGGGAGGTTCCTATGGCTAAAGATTACGAAATGTTTGACCGCCGGCCCAAGCTGCGCCCCATCGTCCGCGCTGCTTTCAAGTGCGACGCGCTGGTCTATCAGTTCACCGAAATTGATGTCGAGGACGGCCTGATCAAGGCTACCGATTACAGCGACATCGTCGACGAGGTCAACAAGCACTATGTTGATGACGCCATCATCCGCGAAGCGGAGAACCGGCTCGACATCTGCAATGACCCCTACAACCAGCTCGACCCTGACTACAAGCGCGATGCGCGTCAGCTCCGGGCTTTTCTGAAGCGCTTCAAAAAGGCGGCGGCCTAACGGCCCCGCCCCAACCATCGAAGGGAGACAGCGATGAAGAAACTTACCGAAGCCCAGATTGAGACTTTCGTGGACTTTGCCTACCACCAGCACAAGGCAGAAGCCGTCAACCGGCATGCGGCCGACGCACTCGTCAAGGACGACGATTACGACGAGTATGCTCGCCTCAGCCGCATTTCTTATGCACATGCATCTATCGCCATAAACATCGCGCGTGATGAGATTGGCATGACTGATGACCAGATCGACAAGTGCTATCACCTGCTCATTACTTGGGCGAACGCTTACGATGAATTGGAGGCAGCCTAATGAATTGGCGCTCAGAGATTGCGGGGGCCATCGTCCTGATGGCCTTCGCATTGGGGTGGCTCGACATCTTCGGGCCGCAATATACGTGGTGGGCTTTGATCTACCACTTTGGTCAATAGAAAGGGAGACCGAAAAATGAAGTCATCTACATACCTCAGCCCAGAGTTAATGGTCATTTGGGAGTGCCTCAATGCGGTGTATTACACCGACGAGGTCGGGATGAAAGAGCATCGCCGCCTGTTGATGCTTTACCGTCGACGCCTTGCCAAGGCAAAGGGGATCGACCCGAAGGACATCGAGTGCAGTTTGATTGAGGATTATTACGAGTTCCTCAAAGGCGTGCAGAAGCGTCGCCTTGGCAAAGCTGCGGCCTAACAACAAGCGCCCGGCTGTCGTGGCCGGGCGTCCATCGAAGGGAGATTAAGATGGAGATTATTACCAAGCAAGAGGCTAGAGCGAGAGGTTTCAAATTTTACTTCACAGGCAAGCCGTGCAAGAACGGGCATGTGGCACCGAGACATGTCAGCGGGCCGGGCGTCTGCACAGAGTGCAACCGGCACAAAAACAGATGCCCTAAGAAAAGGAAAGAGGCGCGGGCGCGGCACGTCGCAGAGTTAGAGGCTAAGATTGGCCAGAAGATAATGACCCGGCATGAGGCAGAGAAAGCCGGACAACGGTTCTACTTCAATGGTAAACCCTGCCCCAAAGGCCACCTGTCCGAAAGAATGCTGCCATATGGGCATTGCGTAGCTTGTCACAAGGAGGGTTCAAAAAAATGGAAGCGTAAGAACCACGACAAAGTTTTGCAGTCTCATTACGAATACTACCACGAGCGCGGCGGCAGGGAGCGTTACAAGGAGTGGCGCAAGAAATGCTTTGAAGAGAACCCCAACCTGCACCGCGAACACTACCAGCGGTATTATGTAGACATCCCAGAGGAAGAAAGGGAGCAACGCAAAGAGCGAAAGCGTGAGCGTATGCGGAAACGGTGGGCGGAGGACATCGAACACAGGGAGCAGCGGAAACTTGAAGCGCAACTGCGCCGCAGGTACTTGAGAAAGGCAATGCTCAAAGGCATTGACCAGAAAGTCTTCACTTCCTTTTATAAAGAAGCATCGAGAAAGACGCGCAAGACCGGCGTAAAGTATCACGTTGACCATTACTACCCACGAAACGGAGAAACAGTCTCAGGCCTGCATGTGCCGTGGAACCTTCAAGTCATTCCCGCCGCAGAGAACGTGGCTAAGAGCAACAAGATGCCCGAAGAATTTTACGGGCCAAACCACACACCACCAACAGGAGAGACCAATGGTAGGTAAACTTACACCCGACGACATCATCACAGCGAGCCGTGTGCCGGTGCTGATGGGCCTGTCGCCATACACAACCCCTAACGAGTTGCTGAAAGAGGCAATCGACACAATCGCTGGCAACCCGCCGGCACGCATCCCGCAGAACGAGGCGATGCGCTTCGGCGATCTGATGGAGCCGGTGATCCTGAGAGAGGCGGCCTATCGTCTCGATCTGGATCACGTCAATGTCGACATCAATGAGCCGGTGTTCCACCCGGACCTGCCACTCGCCTGCTCACTCGATGGGCGCGGTGACGGTGGTATCGTGTTTGAACACAACCCGGCCCACGGCATCTATGTGCCGCAGGGCGGCGTTGTGGACACACACGGCCCCGGCGTGCTGGAGGCGAAGAACACCAGCGCAGCCCCTGAGAGCGTCCCAGCGCCTCACAGGGGGCCGCTTCAGCTACAGGCGCAGATGATGTGTACCAACTACGCTTGGGGCGCTGTGTGCGTCTTATACCGCGGCTCAGAGCTACGCATCTTCCTGTACCGTGCCGACGAAGAGGTGCAGGCGCAGATCGAAGATGCGGTGCATGAGTTTGAGCGCCGTAAGCGTGACATCGACTGGTATCCCGCCGCATCGAGTGCCGACGCTAACGTGGCTTGGGACCGTGTCGATGACGCGGCGCCGGCCCTCGATCTGAACGGCGTCGCCGACGCGGACCACTGGACATCGGTCCTGCTGGCCGCGCGTGAAGCTCGCCGGGCAGCCGAGGCTGAGATTGATCAGTGCGAGACGATGCTCAAGGAAATGCTGGGCAATCACGAGGAAGGGCGCGTCGATGCTGACGGCTCAACATATTACGTCAAGTGGCCGATGCGTCAGTACAAGGCGCAGCCGGCCAAGACAACCGAGGCGAAGCCTGCCCGGTCTATCCGGGCAAAGACCCTGACCATCAAGGAGGTATAGATGAAGATCGTTAGAAACAAAGGCGGATATGTGATCCGCGTCACAAACAACGAAATGAGCGTGCTGCGTCACATTCATGACGAGGGATTTATGGGGATCGCCGATCAGCACGAAGATGGATGCGGCAGCGGCCTTGAGGGCGCGCAGAAGGGCATCCTGACCCAAATCATCAACCAGACCCGCCCGTGGATGCAGGTCACAGACGACAGGAGGAAATGATGCAGTCGATAACGCCCAAGCAGCACAGCGTGCTGCGTATGGTTGACCGACACATCCGGCGCTACGGGTATGCGCCGAGTGTGCGAGAGATCGCGTCACAGACCGGCAGAACAGTCGGGGCGGCGCACAAGATACTAGAGCGGCTGGAAGAGCGCGGCCGCATCTCTCGCGGCAAGGGTCAGGCACGCTCAATCGAGGTGCTATAAAAAACGCACGGGGGGTATTGATATTGTTTCGATACCCCCCTATATTCGTAGGGTGAGTTAAACAAAAGTTGAACAGGGAGATCGA